CATACAATTAGCAGGTAATGTTCTTGGATGGGATTTAAATGTAAACAAAAACGAAGAACGTTTAAAGAATGAATGGATAACAGGCATTCCTGACATAAACACGGAAACACTACTTGCAGATATTAAATGCTCTTGGAGTGGTAGTACATTCCCTTTCTTCGATACTGAATTACCGAACAAAGATTACTTTTGGCAGTTACAAGGTTATATGATGCTTACAGGACATTTACAAGCAGAGTTAGTATATTGCCTTATGAATACTCCACAACAAATCGTAGAAGATGAGATAAGACGTATGCACTGGAAACTAAATCTATTAGAAGAAAGTTTAGATGTAAGAGAAGCAGTGCAATGTCAACATAACTTCGACCATTTATCAGACAATTTAAGAATCAAACGATTTATTGTTGAAGGAAGCATTGATGCAGAAAACAGAATCAAAGAAAAAGTAGAACAAGCAAACGATTATTATTTATCTTTAAAAAAGTAAAACTATGAAAAAAACAGCATTACAATGGTTTATCGAACAAATAGAAAACCATAATGGAGTTACAAGAGCAGGGTTTCAAAAATGTATTGATGAAGCCTTAGAAATGGAAAAAGAGCAGATTACAAATGCTTGGTTACATGGTAAATTAATGCACAATTCACGTATTGATTATCATGAAGTATATTACAATAAAACATATAAAAACAAATAAACTATGAAAACAGGGCAACGTTATTACAACTGTTCAAGGGCAGAACAAATTGTAGAATTATTAGAAGTAGATGCATTAAATGTAGTGTATAAAGTAACACAAGGAAATTATAAAAATCCTTTAAAAATCTTTCAATGCACAAAAAAACGATTTAACAATCTATACATTAGGATTAAACCATCAAGACAAAGTAATTAATAAATAAAAATAAATATGGCAACACTAATTAATGCAAGTATTGATTTGACAAAAGTAGATAAGGCAAAACTTATCAAAGGAAAGTATCTAAATTTAACAATTTCAGTTAATGACAATTTAGATAACTACGGAAACAACGTATCTTTAACTATTCAGCAGTCAAAAGAAGAACGTGATTTAAAGGCTTCTAAGACATACTTAGGCAATGGTAAAGTAGTTTATACCAACGGAGAGGTAAAAGTCGCAGAGAAGCAAGATAAACCACTTCAAAATACATCTGATAAGTTCAAAGATATTCCTGATTTGCCATTTTAGTAAAAAAAATCGTAGATGGAAACATTAAAGGTGTGTAATGATATCAACACCACAGGTTAAGCGATGTCCTGTTGACAGCTCGGAAAGACGAGCATTTTTTAACAAAAACACGAAACTATGAATTATTATAAAGTATTCGTATGGAATGAAGGAAGTCCTAACTATTGGATAGGCAAAGCAAATAGTAAAGAAGATGCTATTAAAAAGTCTGATAGGAATCCTGATGACATATACGATGTATGGCTATTAGATGACTGGATAGAAAATTGTTCAAAACGATTAGGTATGTATTCAAAACAAGAATCAGAATAATTAGTTATATTTGTATACGGTTACGGTTCGACATTAAGTAACTAAAAAAATTATTACCCGATTTTTTGAAAGTAGACGTCGAACCCTACTGGATAAAGGTCGGGTTTTTTGTTTATTAAAAATTATTTTTATGCAACTATTGATTAAATCACAAAATGAAGAAGGAGAAATTGAATTTTATCGCACTAATGATGGTGAATTAATGGTATCAGTTTTAAATGGTCATGGAACTTGTTATTATATAATGAATGACAAAGAAATTAAAGCATTAATTGATTATATAAAAATTACAGATGAACAGTTATGAATTAAGCAGATCATGGTTTGATTATTCATTTAATCATCCTGACAAAATTAAACCTATTCATACATCAATCTATTTTTTTGCTATTGAACATTGTAATAGACTTGGATGGAAAACAAAGTTTGGATTTCCTACTTCAATGGTATTAGAAGCAACAGGTATTAAATCTTATTCTTCATATAAAAAACATTTTGATGAAATAGTTGAATTTGGTTTCTTTAAAGTACATGAATACTCTAAAAATCAATACTCTTCTAATGTAATTGAGTTGACGTTAAACGCAAAAGCAAACAACAAAGCACTTGATAAAGCACTATCAAAGCACAGTACAAAGCAACGTCAAAGCACTGTGAGTATAAATAAACAAGTAACAATAGAACAAGGAACAATAGAAGAACGCAAACAAGAGTTTGCTTTATCACTTCAACCTTATGTCGAAAAGTATGGTAGAGAATTTATAAAAGACTTTTATTACTATTGGACAGAAGAAACACAAGATAAAAAGAAACTTAATTTTGAACTTAAGAGAACTTTTAATATTGAACGAAGATTAGGAACTTGGAAAAAGAATAGTACTAAATTTGGAAATGATTATACAATAGATAATAAACCTAAATTCTCACCTTATGGATAATGGATATAAAATAACAGAGATAGGTGATGTCATAGACAAACTATTTACATACCGAGATACATATAACGAGAAAGGAAAGTATTTAGGATTTAAAACACTTCACGAATACTATTCGATGAGTTTAGGAAACTGCACAGATTGGACAGGTTATCCGATGTCAGGTAAAACACAGGTGCTTATGGAACTTCTTATAAATACTTCGATGTTTTATGGATGGAAGCATTTAATATATTTTCCTGATGTTGGAACGAATGTAGAAATCATAGCAGACCTTATACACAAAAAAACAGGTAAGTCTTTTAATCCAAGTAGTAACAATGTAATTACAAACGAAGAAATCAATAGAAATATAGATTGGGTGATTCAACATTTTAAAGTACTAACTAAATCAGATGTAAAGGCAAAGATGACTCCAATACAATTTTGGGATATGGCAGTTCAGATACAAAAACACGAAGGATTGCACACTGCTTCTATTGATAGTTGGAAGGACTTAACACACGAATACGAAAAACACGGAGGTTATGCTCAATACTTGGAATACGTTTTACCTTATCGAAATCAAATTGCAGAGGATAATAACTTGCATTTACACACTATAATTCATCCTAAACTAACAGAGAAAGTAAATGGTAAAAGAGCAGTTCCTGTACCTTATGATTTGAAAGGAGGTAGTGAATGGTTCAATAGTGGTAAATGTATGATAACAGTACATAGACAAGATACAACACTTAACCTTGCAGAAATTCATTTTAATAAGATTAAACCACGAAGTAATGGAAAAGTAGGAAGTATTGAGATATGGTTTGACAAAGATAGATTAACATACTTTGAACAGACTAATCCAGCACCTAATGTATATGAAAAGATTTACGCATCTCCACAAAATGAAATAATAAAAGAAACGAATATTCACAATGCTATTCAACAGAATGTTAACTTTGATGATGGGCTACCATTTTAAAACACGGAACTATGACAAGAGAAGAAAAATGTAAACTTGCAATTGAAAAAGGATATACATATAATCCTGAAACAGGAAAAATATTTGGTATATATGGAAATGAAATTAATAGAAATAAAAATGGATATATATGTATTTGTTTAAAATATAATAAAGAAAAAATAAATTTATTAGCACATCAATATGCTTGGTATATCATTAATAATGAAATTATTGAACAAATAGACCATATAAATAGAAATAAAAAAGATAATAGAATTTGTAATTTAAGAAGTATAACATATATAAAAAATCAATGGAATAGAAATATATTAAAAGGATATAGTTGGCATAAAAACGCAAAAAAATGGCAAGCATCTATAAAAGTAAATAAAAATAGAATTTATTTAGGTTTATTTAATACTGAAGAAGAAGCAAGACAAGCATATATAAATGCTAAAGAAAAATATCATATCATATAAAAACACGTAACTATGGATAATTTAAAACTAACAACAGCAAGAATCAACATTAATCTAACAATCAATAAAATGCTATTAAGATTGCAGTTAGAGAAGATGAGTGATGAAAAGAGAATAGGAATACAACGCATCTGCAATGATTTAGAACAAGTAAGGATAACTTTATTTGAATTAGAAGCAGAGAATAGACAGTTAATGCAGGAAAACACGGAACTATTAAGAATCAATTTAGAGTTAAATAGTAAGTTAGCAATAGATAAAATATATGAATTATGATAAGAAGCAAGAAATGTAAGAACTGCGAGGAGAAGTTTCACCCATATACATCATTTCAAAAGTATTGCACTAAAGAAGAATGTTTATCTGTGTTTTGGAAGGAGAATAAAGCAAAGGAAGAAAAGAAACGACAGAAGCAACGAAAAGAGGAATTAATGACCTTACAGGACTATCTTAAGATTGCTCAACAAGTATTTAATAAATACATCCGAGAACGAGATAAATACCAACCTTGCATAAGTTGTAATAAACCTTTAGGAAGCAAATTTGATGCTGGTCATTATTGGAGTGCAGGAGGACATTCAGCAATTAGATTTAATCCTGATAATGTTCACGGACAATGTGTCGCTTGTAACCAACATAAACACGGAAACTTAATAGCATATAGAGAAGAATTAATAAAAAAAATAGGATTAGATGGATATGCAATGCTTGAAAGTTTTTCAAATGAAACAAAGAAGTGGACTAAAGATGAATTAAAAAATATTATCGAAATGTATAAGAATAAAATAAAAGAATTATATTAGCAAAAAACAAAACTATGGAAACACAAGAAAAACTAATTTTATCAACTTCTTTATTGCCTGTGTTAGCAGATTTACTCGAAGATGTGCCTTTAAGACACGAAGTTAAATTTAAGGCAAACACGGTTATAAATTCAATCAGAGCATTAGACAATCACTTCACTAATCAAAGTGTACTAAAAGAAGAATATAACGAAGCAATGGAGCAACAAAATGAATTGCAGTTATTATTTAGAGAATGGTTAACTAAAATTGATTTAGACCTATGAAAACACGAATAGAAATAGAACAAGAGATAGACTACCTACAAGGTAAGATATACTACTGCAAAGTAAATGACTTATTATACGATATGCAGAAGTACGAAGCAGAGTTAGAAATATTAGAAGAACAATTAGAGAAACTATGAAAGCAACACTTACATTTAATCTCCCTGAAGATAACGAAGAATTTAATCGAGCAGTAAAATCAGCAGATTATTACGTTTGTTTATTTGAATTTTACCAATATTTAAGGAGAGAAATAAAATATAACGAACAACTATCTGATATTGAAAGAGATACTTTTGAAAGAATCAGAGAAGAATTTAACGGAATACTAACTGAAAACGGAATTGAAATATGAAAACAACAATAGAATTGTTAAATAATGAGATTGAATGTATATCACTACAATTATTTGATGGTTTTTTAACATTTAATGAATTTATGGAACAAAGAGAAGCATTGTTTGAAAAAGCCAAAGAAATGGAGAAGGAGCAAATTAATGATGCACATTATGAAGGTAGTGAAAATTACAGAAGACAATACTACAACGAAACATTTAAATCAGAATAGAATGGATGCTTATATAATATTTTTAATTGTATTGCCTATATGGGGTATTTCATTTAAGTATTCAGGATTATTAGACAAATATGATAATAAATTATGAACAAGAATAGACGAAGAAAACACGAAAAGCATCCATTTCTAAAACGTAACTGGCAAAGAGCAACTAACTATGTGTTAAGTTGGGTATATCAAGATACTGCATTTGAGAGATTAAATCCTGAAGAATAATGAAAAAAAAAGGTGTTTTAAATATGATTAACTACGACAAATACGCTATTATGCGTATGGATTTGGAGAAAGTAGAAGATACTAAATTTAAAAACAATCATCCTAATGGTTTTAATAAAGGATTTAAAGCCAAAAATACTTTTATAAATTTAGAACTATCTAAAAAGTTTAACTGTTTATTTGTAAATTATGGTGATGGTAAATGGTTTCATACTTCAGAAGTACAGAAACAAGAAGAGCATAAAGGGTACGATTTGTTATATACAATGAATTCAGTATATAAAGTAACACCAATATTTACAGCAATATCTGGATTACAAGAAAAATATTCAATTTAAAAGATATGGAAAAACTACTATTGTTAATAACTGATTTTGTAATATCTTCTGTTTTGATACTGATATATAGAAAATTAAGTTAAATTTTGCACTATTGAGTGCAGATTGGTTAACATACATTGCTAAATATCACAACGAATACTTGAAGATAGTTAGGAGTTGGGGAGAGAATGACTATGCAGAGGACATAGTGCAGGAAATGTATCTACGAATCAACCGATATACTACCGAAGATAAGATAGTCAATAACGGAGAAGTGAATAAGGCTTATGTTTGGTTTGTGCTACGAAATATCTACAATGACCTAAAGAAACACGGAAACAGAATTGACATTGCAAGGTTATCTGATAAGTTCGATGTAGAGGATGAAGAATTAGACGAAGCAAAACACGGATTCGAAATATTTAGTCAAAGATTAAACGATGAGATAGATTCGTGGCACTGGTATGATGCAATGCTATTCAAAGTCTATAAGGATTCAGATATAACGATGAGAGAACTTGCAGACAAGACTAAGATAAGTCTATCATCTATATACAACACACTAAAGAACTGCAAAGAAAGAGTACAAGATAATTGCAGTGAACACTACGAAGATTTTATCAATGAAGATTACGAGAGAATTTAAGTATCGCATTGGTCAGATAGTTTATTTAAAAACAGACTTTGAGCAGTTAGAAAGGATTGTTATCGGATATATGATACTTTACGGATTCCATCAGTATATATTGATGCAAGGATTAGAACAAAGCAATCATTTTGATTTTGAAATAGCAGAACACAAGAATATTCTATACACATTAAACTAATGAAAGTATTAAACATAGAGGAATATTACGAGCAAGGAGAATTGACAACTATCTTCACTGTACTACATAAAGGTAAGACTGAATACATAAGGCTTCAAAAACACGAAGCAAAAAACATAAAGAACGAAAAAGAGTTAATTAAATATATAAGCAATGAAACAAGTAGATAAGTTTCTCAAAGAGCAGTTACAAGATATAACTGCCAAGATTGAAGTAATAGGAAAGCAAGATAGATTCAACACAGTGGACTATCATTTCCTAATTGGATTATTAATGGGTGTTAACTATTTATTAGAGCAAAATGGCAAGGGGAAGAAAACCAAGTAAAGGCTTAGGAGATACAGTAGAGAAAGTACTAGAAGCAACAGGTATTGCACAAGTAGTAAAATTTATAGCAGGTGATGATTGTAATTGCGAGGAACGTAAACAGAAACTTAATGAGTGGTTTCCTTATAAGAAGCCACAATGCTTGAATGAGGATGAGTATAATTACTTACATACTTATTTTGCAGAAACACGAAACGAAATAAACGTAAGTACACAACAGATGCTCTTGAAGATATACAATAGAGTATTCAATACAAATAAAAGACCTACTTCCTGCTCAAGTTGTTTCCGTGAGGTGCATTCAGAGTTAGCAAAAGTTTACAATACATACAAAGAAGAAAATAATGGCTAAAGTAGGAAGACCACGCAATCTCGAATCACCAGAACAACTATACGAACTATTCAAAAAGTATAGAGAGGATGTAAAGAGTAATCCAAGAATAAAATCAGTATTCGGAGGTAAGGAATTTGAAGAACGAGCAGAGCCACTTGAAAGACCTTTAACAATGGAAGGATTCAGAGTTTATTGCTTCGATAAAGTAGGATGTGTAAAACAATACTTTGATAATCCTGATAAAAGATTTAATGAATTTGTTACTATCTGTACGCATATAAAGGAAATTGTGCGTCAAGACCAAATAGAAGGTGGTATGGTAGGACAATATAATCCAAGCATCACACAACGTTTAAATGGCTTAAAAGAGCAAGTAGAACAAACAAATATCGAGCAACCACTATTTAGTTTAGATGATAATAACATCGGCAATACGCAAGATAAATAGTTTAAAGAAACGTATCAAGATAGTACAGGGAGGAACAAGTGCCGGTAAGACGTACGGAATACTCCCTATTCTAATTACAAAGGCTGCAACGTATCCAAACACGGAAATAAGTATCGTAGCAGAAAGCATCCCACATTTGCGTAGAGGTGCGATGAAAGACTGCATTAAGATAATGCAACAGACAGGTAGATACTTTGATGAACGTTTTAATCGAAGTCTTCTGAGGTATGAGTTTTGGAATGGTAGTTACATTGAGTTTTTCTCTGCTGATGATAGTTCTAAACTTCGAGGTGCAAGGCGTGACATCTTATACATAAACGAGTGTAATAACGTAACGTTTGAAAGTTACAATGAGTTAGCAATCCGTACAAAAAAAGAAATCTATTTAGACTTCAATCCTGCGAATGAGTTTTGGGTGCATAACGAGTTAAAAGATACGGAAGATACAGACTTTCTTATCTTGACTTATTTAGACAACGAAGCCTTAGATGAAAGCATAGTAAAGGAGATTGAGAAAAACAGGGAGAAGGCAAAGACATCTTCATACTGGGAGAATTGGTGGAATGTATATGGGCTTGGTCAAATAGGAAGTCTTCAAGGTGTAGTGTTTAATAATTGGAAAACTATTGATATAATACCAAGTGATGCAAAGTTATTAGGCATCGGAGTCGATTTTGGTTACACGAATGATCCTACAACGATAATCGAAGTTTACAATTACAATGGGCAAAGGATAGTCAATGAATTAGTTTATCAACAAGGTTTAGTTAATAGCGATATCGCTAAACACCTTCCTAATAACGTTCCTATTTACGCAGATAGTTCAGAGCCTAAATCAATCGAAGAGATTAGAAGATTCGGAAAGTTAATTTCAGGAGTTACAAAAGGTCAGGATAGTATAAATTTTGGTATTCAGATAATGCAATCACAGAATTATTCAGTAACGTCAAACAGTACTAATTTAATTAAAGAGTTACGAAGTTACTGCTGGGCAACTGACAAAACAGGAATTAAACTAAACAAACCTATTGACAACTTTAATCACGCTATTGATGCTTTGAGGTATCATGAAATGGAAACTTTAGGCTTAAAGAACAACAGAGAAAAATACCATATATGGTAGAGCATATAAGCATAGAGCATTATAGTGCAGTTATTCAAGATTACATATTTGATACTACAGGTAAGCGAGTGAAGATAGTATTTGATAATCCTTTTGTTATGCACCGACATTTTCAGCTATTATGCAAGGCATTTGATTACATACAACAGAAACACGGAAATTAAGTTATATAAATATATGAACGTAGATATACAGATACCAACTTCATTAGATGAGATAACACTTGGTCAGTATCAGGAATACTTAAAAGTTGTTGACCAAAATAAGGATGAGGAATTTATCGCACAAAAGATGATTTCTATATTCTGTAACATCAAGATGAGTTACGTTCAAATGATTAAATACTCGGATGCAGTTGCAATAATCGAATCACTTACTAAGATGTTTGAGAATAAACCTAAGTTAGTGCAACGATTCAAGTTGTCTGATATGGAGTTCGGATTTATTCCTAATTTGGAAGATATGAGTTTCGGTGAGTACATAGACCTTGAAACAACTATCGGAAATTGGGAAACGATGAACAAGGCAATGGCTGTAATGTATCGGCCTGTCATAAAGACGAAGAAAGAACAATACGAGATTGCCAAGTACACAGGAACAGAAGCATTAGAGGAAGCGATGAAATTTGCACCAATGAGTGCTGTGTTTGGTAGTATGCTTTTTTTTTGGAATTTAAGCAACGACTTATTGATGGCTACGATGGATTATTTAAAGGAGGAAGTAACGGAAATGACTATTCAGCAGAAGCACAATTTGGAAGCAAATGGGGATGGTATAATTCAATCTATACAATCGCTAAAGGAGACCTTACACGATTTGATGCAGTTACCGAGTTACCAGTTAGGCAATGCCTTACATACTTGATGTACGAAAAAGAAAAGAACGATATTGAAATAGCAAGACTAAAGAAATAGATGCAAGGTTTTTATAACATATTAGAAAGAATAAAACTTCAACTTGAAGAAGACCCGAATGTAAACACGGTTACTTATGGCGACATCTTTAAAATTGACTTAAACAAACAAACTATCTTTCCTCTTTGTCACTTGATGGTGAATGAAGCAACGATGGAAAATAACATTTGGCGATTTAACGTTTCTGTTATCGCTATGGATATTCTCGATGAGAGCAAAGATAACATCACTGATTGGTTTGTCGGAAACACGAATGAGCAAGACATTCTTAATACACAACTGGCAGTTTTAAATAGACTTTTTCAAGTATTAAAGACAGGTAGTTTATCTAAGGACCTTTACCAATTAGATGGCAATCCTACTTGCGAAAACTTCACAGAAAGATTTGAAAATAGTTTAGCAGGATGGACAGGTACATTTGATGTTCTTATTCCTAACACAATGACATCTTGTGATGGATTAGTTCCTATACCTGATGATTGTTTGGCTGCACACTTTGTAATTAAAAACACGGATAATACAATAATTGAGCAAGGTTATATAGAAAGTGGAGCAGAAGAGATAATCATACTACCTGATACAACATTTAACGTATATGTTGATGAAGTACTACAGGAATCAATAGAAGTAGCAACTTTAAGCAACGAAACAATTAACATCGTATGGCAATAGATATTAACATAAATTCACAGATACTAACGTATGCTGATTTAGCATCTTTTCCTGCAACGGGTAGTGTAAAAACTATCTACATAGCAGAGGATTCTGATTTCAGTTATTATTGGGATGGTACGGGGTATGTACAACTATCGGGAGGTGGTGGTGGAAACCAAGATTTACAAAGTGTAACAGATAACGGAGCAACTACCACCAATTCATTAACAATAGATAGTGCAAATGCTTACTCTTTAATTGCACCAACTGAAATAGGTACGGAAGATAAAAATTCAGGGACTTATGCTTATTTAGGTTCAACAGGTATTTTAGGACTTAAATCAGGGGGCTATGATAGTACACTTGATAATTTAGAAGTAAATATAAATGGAATAAATCTACAAATTCCTGACAAAGCATCTGCTGGAAATTATATTATTCAAACAACAGAGGAAAAAGGAAACGCAAATGGTTACGCTTCATTAGATTCAGGTGGTAAGATTCCAGCTACACAATTACCAAATTCAGTAATGGAGTTTAAAGGTGCTTGGGATGCTTCAACAAATACACCAACTTTAGCGAATGGCACAGGTAACGCAGGAGATGTATATCGATGTTCAGTTGCAGGTAGTGTAAACTTTGGATCAGGTGCTATAAGTTTTGGAGTTGGTGATTGGGTGATGTACAATGGTAGCATTTGGCAACATTCTCCAGCTACGGATGCAGTAACTTCAGTAAATGGATTAACAGGTGCTGTTACTTTAACTATTCCTGCTGCACAGATTCAATCAGATTGGACACAAGCCAACACAAGTGCTTTAGACTACATAAAAAATAAACCTTCGCAATTAACTACATTAGGTTATTACGCACAATATCAAGATGACGCAACACAGACTGTTGCTACAATAAACACAGGTTATCCAATGAAGTTCAGAACTATGGACTTATCAAACGAGGTAACAGTAGTAAGTGATTCAAGAATAACGTTTGCAAATGGTGGTGTTTATAACTTACAATTCAGTAGTCAGTTTCAAAACACGGATACACAATTACAAGATGTAACTATTTGGTTAAGGAAGAACGGAACAGATGTAGCAGGTTCATCAGGATATTGTTCGATACCAAATAAACACGCAGGAGTAAATGGTCATACAATTGTTTCTTGGAATTACTTGCTTGAATTAAATTCGGGAGATTATTACGAGTTAGTTTGGAGTGCATCAAGTACACAAGTCACAATGCAGTATTATGCAGCAGGTAATCCTCCTTCAACTGCAAGTGCAATTTTTACTGTTACACAACAAGCAGGAGTAATGGCTGAAACACAATTAGACAGATTACACTCATTTGCTTCTCCTTATGACTATAATGGTCACGCATCACAAGGAAGTTCAGAGAGTGCATCAGTATGGACAATAACAAAATTAACATTAGCAAGTGATGGAACAACAACAAAAGGAGTTGCTACAGGTGCTTGGACAAATAGAGCAGATTTAATTTATAGTTAAGATATGGCAAGTTATTTATATTCAGGAACAACAGGTATTTTAAATTGGAGTACAGCAGCCAATTGGACTAATATGGCTACAAACACAACTGGTACAGTTCCAACATCAGCAGATGATGCTTATTTACATAATAAGACAGTTATAATAGATTCAGGAGTAACAGTAAACGTTAATAAAATTAGTAATAAAGCAACAACAGGTTTTACTGTCAATGCAAATGCAGGAGGTACAGCACAAATTACAATTACAAATACTTACTCACCAACAGTAACAGTTGGCTCAGGAGGAATTGAGTCAAGTCAGTTAACAACAGCAGGTAATACAATAACAATTTTAGGTTCACCAACATCACAGCCATCAGTAATGCAAATATTGTGTAGTGGGGATATTACAGGTGGCTTTTCATCTGCTGCAACATCACACGGAATATATATCAACTGCACTAACTCAAAAATATATATGACTGCCGATGAAATTTTGAGTGGTATTACTGCAAATACTGCTTATGCAATACATATTCCATCTGCAGCAACAGGAAACACTATTTATGTAAATTGTACTAAAATTACAGGTGGTACGGCAGCAGCAATAAACAACAACACAACATCAGGAATAGTAATATATAAAGCAACAACAATTGAGGGCGGAAATAGTATTGCAGGTATTCAGCAACAAAATGAAAACAATGCACAAAGTCAATATGTAGGTTATACTTGGAATTTTACCACAGCAACACCTACAGCATCACCAATAACCGATATTACTGCAAGTACAACATCCCCAGCAATTCAATCTTATACAGGTACAGCACCATATATAAATAAAACACAATTTATAATTAACGCAACGAATATTAATGGTAATTCAAACGGAATGGATGCCTTAATGTTATTTAAAGCATTGTTGTCTGTTACTAATATTTATTATTACGATACACCTACTACTTTTAAAAATTACAGAGACCAAACACCATCGGCAACAACAGTAACCGAAGCAAGTATTTGGGCATATGCAACAAGGGAGTTGACATCTGCAAAAAACATAACAACAGATGACACAGAGATAAATTCAACAGCCATAAAAACTGCAACAGATAGAATACCAACAAATCCTGCAAGTGTTCAAAGTACAGGTGACCAAATCGCAACAATTAACTAATGTTAGAGCATCTAAAAGACGAATTAAATACGTTTAGAAAGCGAGTTATACAACAAGCGAAATCTAACCTTACCAAAACAGGAAAGAACGCATCAAAACGCTTGTATAATAGTTTAGATTCAGACTTAAAAGGTAGTCCTAATTCTTTTCAGTTGGATTTTATGATGGCTGACTATGGAGAATTTCAAGATAAGGGAGTAAATGGGTTAAAAATAAACAGAAATGCACCATTTAGTTTCAAGAAAGGAGTACCAAGTAGAAAGATGCTTAATTCACTTGATAAATGGGTAGTGAAAAGAGGTATAGCACCAAGAGATAAAAACGGAAAATTCATTGATAGAAAGTCTTTAAAATTTGCAATTGCTAAAAACATATTTAAAAAAGGAATCAAACCAAGTTTATTCTTTACTAAACCATTTGAAAACGAGTACAAAAAACTATCAAATGAATTGATTGAAGCCTATGGTTTAGATATGAGTGAATTCCTACAATACACACTAACAAATTATAAGAAATGAGTAAACCTATCATATTAGCGAGAAGTCCTTACATAGTAGAAGTTAACCAATCACCTTCAATGGGTAGTAAAATTGAGGTATTCATTTGGAATGGAGTAGGTTCTGCACCTGTATCGCCGAATTATGTATTGAGTAAGTTTATCGCTGCACCTGATAATTTAAGGATGACTTATGATATTAGCAGTTATATTCGTGAATATGTAGATTCAGTTCAAAGTTCAAATCAACCATTAAATCTTACAAGTGGTACGTTGAATTATAGTAATTGGTGTAATGTTAAGGTAAAGAGATACAATCAAAACACGGATACTACTTATACATTATTAGATACTACTGAATATTTTGCTTTTAATGGTTATTTAAGTACATTTTACGAAGGATTTGATTCTCAATTATGGGCAAATAATCCTATAATACTAAACTATGTTAACTTTAAAAATGAACTTACTTATGTTCAAGGTCAAGTAAAGCCTTTATATTTTGTTAATTGTACAGACTATACTATATCAACTCAAATAGGGGAAGTTTATACAAGTGTTACAATACCTAATGATTACCCTTATGTATATTTTACAGGTGCATTATATCCATTTAATTCAATAAATGACAATATTATAATTACTGTTTTAAATGCAGATGATGTATTAGTTGAAACATTTACAATTGTTCCTCAAGATGTATGCAATTATAAGAGTATTTTATGGTATATATCTGATGCAGGAGTATGGGAAAGTACTTATATGTTAGGTAGTTCAAAATCTAATATTCAAACATCTGCAAATCAATATCAATTATATAGTCAGAATTTTGGAGGTGCTTATAATCCTGTTGATTTTACAGAACCAGAGAAAACAGAATTCAATAAGAATGGTTTGTATAATATTACCATAAACACGAATTGGAAATCTGAAAGTTGGAATTTGACTTTAAACAAAATAATGCTATCAGAAAAGTTATATCTATGTGATTTCAATTCTGATAATATTTTAACTTATTATGTACCTGTCAAATTTAATACTAATCAAACACAATTCTTCAAACATATAAATGATAAACTGATTAATTACCAATTAGAGTTTGAATATTTAAAAGCACTTGTATATACCAATATGTAATGAATAGAAAAGTACAGATATACATTCAGACAGATAAAATTGATGAGAACTTTTGTTCGTGTATTGTAATTACATTAGACGATGTTCCATATCAAGCAGGTTCTATTTCATCAACAGAGGAAGGCTATAATATCTATGAATTCTATATTGGCGAATATCACTATTTTATTGTATATGAATTAGCAGGTGGACCAGCAGGATTAGGCGATAATGCGTGGGTACTTTATAGAGATGCAATAGGTGAACGAGTAGAAGGTTATACATTCGATGTTGGAACAAATTGTCCTGTTTCTGATAATTGGATTTCGGAAATAAGAACATCTATTTTAACTGAAAGTTGCACAGTAAACAAACAATATTACGAAAGATTAGATTTATTTGATGATGAGAAAATTGTTATTAATAGTTCAGTACAAAATGTATCAGATATATCAAGTGTTTTCAGCGATTACTCGCAGTCTTTTGTAGTTCCTGCTTCAACAAATAACAACCAAATTTTAGAGCATTGGTATAATAGTGATGTAAACGCATTACAAGATAATCGTATCCGTAGAAAAGCACGAATAGAGATCGATCATATACCTTTCAAAACAGGAAACCTACAACTTGAAAAGGCAAACATCAAAAATAAGAGAATAGAATCTTATACACTACAATTCTTTGGTGATTTAGTAAGTTTAAAAGACACATTAGGCGAAGCAAGTTTAAACACATTAGACCTATCAGAATATTCATTTGAGTATAATTTATCGAATGTATCTGATTTAGTTTCTTTAGACTTCGATAGTGCTATAAAGTTTCCATTGATAACAAGTAAGAATCTATGGAGTTATGGCGATGGTGGTACTTATGACATTACAGACCCAGCAAAAGCATTCTATTTCACAGAATTATTTCCTGCTATAAAGGTAAAAGAGTTATTTAATACTATTGAAAATCAATTTAATCTAACATTTACAAGTGATTTCTTATCTAATGACAGATTCACGAACTTGTTTTTATGGCTTAAGAATCAAGAAATACAACTTGATAATACAAATGTTCCTATAATAAGTCCAAGTATTAGAGAAAAGGTATTGATTACTGACACACAACAATTTGCAGGAAATACTATTTTTGATGCAGACAATGATACTGCGAGATTAGTTTATAATCCTAATTACGTTAAGTTATATTTATTCTTAACAGTTACATCTGTAACATCATCAGATGAATATTTTGTTGATGTATATATGAATGGTAATTTAATTAACAGTATTACAACAAGTGGAACTGGTGATAAATATGTAAAAATATATACTTATACAAATAACACTTATGGTGATTGGATTGATGAAAAATATGAGTTTTATATAAGAAGTAAATATGCTAATACAATTGAAACTGATATAAAAATAAGATATGAACAATATCTTGTATTTTCTCCATTTGATACTGATAATATATCAACAGTAACTTTTTCAACTTTTAATTTTGACATTACACAATATTTACCTGATATTAAAATCACGGATTTCATCAGTGGGATACTTAAACAATTCAATCTAACTTGTGTAGCAACATCTGATACTAATTACATTATTGAACCTTTAGATGCTTGGTATGGAGAAGGCAATATTTATGATATTACACAATACACAGACACGGAAAGCATAGACATCGAAAGAGTAGAATTATATAAGGCAATTAATTTTACACATCAACAAAGTCAATCATTTATAAATAGAGCATTTTTTGCTGAAAGTGGATACGAATATGGTGATATTAGAGATGTAAAAGATTTCGATGGTGGTGATTATAACATTGAACTACCTTTTGAGAATCTACTTTTCAGTAAATTAAATTACACTATTCCGACAAATGTACAGGTAGGATATTGTTTAAATCAAGAGTATAATGATTACGTTCCTAAGCCTATTATACTATACAAATACACTTGGCAAGATACGGATGTAGATATAAATATTACAGATGGCACTTCTACATTTAATTTAACATCTTATCAACCATTTGGACAAGATGTAAGATATGGCAGTCAAGATATAAGTTTAAACTGGAGTACAGATAATTCGAGTCTATTAGAAAAGCAAATGGATTTCAATAGTTATTCACTTTACTATCAATCATACTTACTAAACTTATACAACAAGAAAAACAGGATAACTACCATAAAGACGAATCTACCACTATCAATACTTACAAGATTGAAACTAAATGATAGGTTAGTAATAAGGGATAAGAGATACATCATAAACGATTACCAAGCAGACCTAACAAGTGGAGATGTACAATTCAAGTTACTAAATGACTTCAGATTTATTGACACACTTAATTGGCAAAATGACCCAGAAGAATACCCAAATGTAGCAGAATGATAAGAAACATTTTAGATTTATTACAGTTAGATGAATTCTACGGAAAGACGGAGAATATCGAAATAGCAAAAGGAAAATACCAACTTCCTACATCAGTAAAACACGGAGTAAAACAACTTAAACGAGAATACAAATATAAATTATGGCAGAGAATAAGACAATCCAATTAGATGTAGAAACTAACTTAGGTAGTTTACGCACACAATTAAAAAATGCACAAGCAGAAGTTGCCATATTATCTGAAAAGTTTGGTGCAACAAGTACCGAAGCAGCAAACGCAGCCAAAAAAGCAGCAGAATTAAAAGATAGAATAGCAGATGCAAAAGCGTTAACTGATGCCTTTAATCCTGATGCTAAATTTAACGCATTAAGTACTTCAATTGGTGGAGTATTAAATGGATTCCAAGCCTTTGAAGGTGCTTTAGGTGTTATTGGTGTAGAAAGTCAAGATTTACAGAAAACACTTTTGAAAGTTCAATCTGCTATGGCTTTATCACAAGGTCTGCAAGGACTGATGGAGGCAAAGGATAGTTTTATTCAATTAGGTTCTGTTGTAAAAAATACATTTACAGCAATGACTACTGCTGGTCGTGCATTTGCATTGACAGGAATAGGATTAGTAGTAACTGCAATAGGTGGATTAGTATATGCATATCAATCTGTATCTAAAGAACAAGATGAATTAAACAAAAAACAAGATGATTTAAACAAAGCATTTGAAAAACAAAATGATGCTGTATATAAAGAAAGTCAATCATTTGTTAGTTTAATAGAACAATTAAAAGCAACAAATAAAAATAGTGAAGATAGGAAAAGATTAATTAAAGATATTAATGATACATATGGAACAACATTAAAAAATCTTCAAGATGAGAAAGATTTTCAGAATCAGTTAAACACTGAGTTAAAAAATTATCTAACATACCAAGAATACAAATATAAACTACAGGCAAATGAAGATGCTATAGTTAACAATCTTAAACTACAATCTAAATTAAAACGAGATTTAGCAAAAGATGAAGCAGAATACAATAAACTTGTTGCACAAGGTGCTTTAAAAAGAAAAGAAACATACGAAACTGATGATGCAGGTATAAGAGTTTATACAGGTTTGGCTTATGCCAATGAGGAATTAGCAGGAAAAGCACAAATACTTGGGCAAAGAATCAGTGATAATAATCAAAAGTTAAATGATGCAAAAGATAGATATACCAACTATGGAAAAGCAGCATTAAATGCATCTAATCAAATAGATAAATTAACTGAAGGAGGGAATAAATATGTTAAACAAAATGATGAAGTAGTTAAGTCTATTGATAAAGTAACTGAAAAAATCGATACAAGTCTATTAACACAAGATGATATTGAAGCAATTTTCACGCAACAATTAATAGAAGAAGATAAAAAAAGAGCAGAATCAAGCAATGCATTATTAGAACAAAAGAAACAAGACGAAGAAGATTATCAAAAATTTTGGTGGCAACAATATTGGGATTTTTCCAAAGCACAAGACCAACGAGATAAAGATGAAATAGATAAACAAAAGCAGAAAAATAAGGAAAGATTAGATTTAGCATTGAAGTATGCAGAAACTTTTGGAAATGTAATGGGTTCTTTAAATGGTTTGCTTAATACACAAGATGAAGAAAGGTTAAAACACGTTGTAAAAGGAAGTAAAGAAGAAGAAGCAATTAAACGTAAAATGTTTGAACGTGATAAAAAATTGCGAATTGTTCAAACAATCATAGACACTGCATCTAACGTTGTTCAATCAGTTAGAAATGGTGGTGGTATTCCTACAGGTATTCCATTTGGTATTGCTGCTGCTACAATGGGTGCAATGCAAATCGCTGCTATATCAAAAACAAGTTTTAGTAGTGGTAATGATAATCCAAGTTTAAATTCAAATGTACCAAGTGCAAATGCACAATCTATAACTCCACAATTTAACGTGGCAGGTGGTAATCAAACTTCGCAATTATTACAAGGATTGTCTATGCAACCACTTAAAGCCTATGTTGTTGCAAGTGATATTACAACTGCTCAAATGTTGGAACAGAAAGCAATTAAAACAAGTGTATTATAATTAAGTTATATAAGTATGTTACAAGAAGTAGAATTAAAAATAGAAGATGCGAAAGATGGTGTTTTCGCTATTTCACTGGTAGAGAATCCTGCAATTGAAGAAGATTTTATTGCATTATCTTCTGAAAAAGTAGAACTAAAAGTTATCGATTCTGAAAGAAGAATAGTAGTAGGTTTTGCATTAGTTCCTGACAAGCGTATTTATCGTGTTTTAAAAGGCAAAGAGTTTAATATTTATTTCTCTGCTGACACAATTCGTGAAGCACAAGAGTTATATATGAAGCAACTTAACTTACAGAACTTCACTTTAGAACATGAGAAAAACACGGATGGAGTAAGTGTAATTGAAAGTTGGATAGTAGAAGATGCTAATAACGACAAGTCAAACTTATACAACCTAAATCCTAAAGGTGGAGAGTGGGTAGTAATGAGTAAGATTGATAATGAGAAAGTATGGCAACAAGTAAAAGACGGTACTTATAAAGGTTACTCAATCGAAGCAATGTTTAGTGGTCTTGAAAAGTTAGGACTATCAAAAGACGAAGAACTTTTAAAACAAATTAAGGAATTATTAAATCAAATATAATGGCTAAAAAAGTAAAATTAGAAGGGTTCGGAGAAGTGTTAGAACCACAATTAAAAAACTACTTAGAAGAATCTAAAGGTCAAGGATTAGGAAGTTTAGTTACTGCTCAACAAGACGAGATAGTAAACGAAAATGAAACAAGAGAATTGTAAGTAAGTTAAATAAGTAAATAGTAATAGTATGAACAAGACAACAAAAATCTTAAACGAAGTGAAGACACTACTCGGGATGGAAGTAAAACTTGCTCAGATGAAACTACAAGACGGAGTGACTGTTATCGAAGCAGAAAGTTTTGAGGCAGGTTATTCAGTTGGAATAGTTACAGAGGAGGGTATAGTTCCTGCACCTGTTGGTGAACACATTTTAGAAGATGGTCGTGTATTAGTTATCGAGCAAGAAGGAGTAATAAAAGAAATCAAAGATGCTCAAACTGAACAGCCTGAACCTGAAATGGAAGTAGAAGTAGAAGCATCTGAGGAAGTATCAGAACCTACTGCTAAAAAAATCATTGAGACAATTTCAAAAGAGAGTTTTTTCTCTGAGATTGAAGCATTGAAAAAAGAAAACTTAGAGTTGAAAGAGCAACTTTTGAAGTTGAGTGAGGTAAAAGAAGAAGTAGTAGTTGAAAGTAACGAACCTGCTGCTGAACCAATCGCTTTCAATCCTGAAAATAAAAAACCTGTACAACTTATGCAGTACGGAAAAAACAGACCAAGAAATATAATGGATTCTGTATTAAACAAAATAGTTAACAATTAATTTAAAAAAGTAAAAAAATGGCATTATCAATTACTACTACTTACGCTGGTGAATTTGCAGGTAAGTACATCGCAGCAGCATTATTGTCTGCACCAACAATCGAAAACGGAGGGGTAACAGTTATTCCCAATGTCAAATTCAAGCACATAATTCAGAAGTTCGCTACAGATTCGATAATCAAGGATGCTACTTGTGATTTTGATGCTTCAGGAACAGTTACACTTACAGAAAGAATCTTACAAACTGAAGATTTCCAAGTTAACTTAACTTTGTGTAAAAAGACTTTCCATTCAACGTGGCAGTCTATGGAGATGGGATATTCTTCATTTGACCAATTGCCTACATCATTTGCTGATTATTTAATCGCTTATGCTGCTGAAAAGGTTGCTGCATCAATGGAATCTACTATTTGGGTAGGTGCTAACGCAACAGCAGGAGAATTTGCAGGTATTTCTACTCAAATCGCTTTAGATGCTGCTTTGCCTTCTGCACAAGAAGTAGCAGGTACAACTGTAACATCCTCGAATGTATTAGCTCAGCTCGGGTTGTTGGTCGATGCCGTGCCGTCACGTTTGTACGGAAAAGAAGGTTTGAGATTGTATGTTTCTCAAAACATCGCTAAGGCTTATGTAAGAGCATTAGGTGGTTTTGGAGCAAGTGGTCTTGGTGCTAATGGTATGAATGCTGAAGGTACTATGTGGTACGCTAACGGAGCATTGTCTTTCGATGGTATTCCTGTATTTATGGCTAACGGAATGGCTGCTAATACAGCAATCGCTACAACTGTAGATAACCTTTATTTTGGATGTTCTTTGCTTTCTGATTTGTCGGAAGTTAAAGTTTTAGATATGTCTGATTTGGATGGTTCAAACAACGTACGAGTAATTATGAAATTCGCAGCAGGTGCTACTTACGGATGGGCTGAGGATATGGTTACTTACGGAATCACAAATTCTGCTAACTAATATTAACCTATTAATTATCGAGGGTGGTGGAATATCTGCCACCCTTTTTTTATAAACTTTAAATAATTTAAAAAATGGCTTGTGATATTTCAAAAGGTAGAGTTTTACCTTGCACAGATTCAGTAGGTGGTTTAGATGCTATCTATTTTATTAATCAAGATACATTGGGGGTTCCTGTATTTGGTACTGGTGATAATATAGATATGATTACAGATGTAACAGGTGGTACACCTTCACTTTACAAATATGATTTAAAAGGTACATCTACTTTTAATCAAGTAATGAATGTATCTCGTGAAAATGGTACACGTTTTGCAGAACAAACACTTGTTTTGAATCTTCCTGTAATGAGTTCAGTTACACATAAAGAGTTCAAATTATTGGCTGCAAGTAATCCAAAGGCAGTAGTTCGCACAACTTCAGGAGATTTCTTTTTAATGGGATTAGAGTTTGGATGTGATATAACTACAATTAATGCAAATACAGGTGCAGCAATGGGCGATATGACAGGATACGAAGTTACTCTTGTTGCTCGTGAAAAAACTTTTGCAAACTATTTAGATACTTCTACAGAAACTGGAATGGCATCATTATTAAATGGTACTATAGTAGAATAATACCTAAACAACGATAAAATAGGGATGCAGAGATGTATCCCTTTTTTTATTTAAAACAAAAACACGAACTATAAGTTATATAAGTATATGATTATACTAAAAGAACAAAATACATCGCAGACATTTAAGTTTATTCCGAGATATTATACAGGAGTGAATTTACGTTTAGTCAACGAAAGTAGTGGGCAGGTATATAGTTATAACGTATCTCCTGAACGTATCGGATATTACCATCAGATTACGCACATCGTAGATACTAAAGAGGGTAACTTTTACTCACTTACTATATTCGATGATGATGCGAATGTAGTTTATAAGGATAAGGTGTTTTGCACAAACCAAGAAATCACGGAATACACAATTAATAAGGATGAGTACGTACAAAAGTCATCCGATAATGAATTTATAATTTATGAATGATATTCACGTTATCAATTTAAGCCAATATACACAGCCTAAAATTGTCGAAAGTAAACGTAATGAATGGGTAGAATATGGAGAGAATAATAAATATTATGATTTCCTTATAGACTGCTACCAAAATTCAACTACGAATAATGCTTGTATAAACAACATTTCACGATTGATTTATGGCAATGGCTTAAGTGCTAAAGATGCAGGAAGGAAGCCTAACGAATATGCACAGATGAAGATGCTATTCGGAAAAAATATGCTTCGTTCTGTTATTATGGATTTGAAGATGTTAGGTAATTGTGCATTTCAACTTATCTACACAAAGGACAGAAAGAAGATAGCAAAGGTAGAACACATACCGATGAATCTTTTAAGACCTGAGAAATGCGATGAGAAAGGCAAAATAAACGCATACTACTATTCGGATAATTGGGAAGATATAAAAAGATATGCACCTACAAGAATTCCCACAATGGGAACTTCATCAGAAAGCATTGAAGTACTTGTTTTAGGTCATTACTCCGTAGGTCAAAAGTATTTTAGTTTTGTTGATTATTTGGGTGCCTTAGACTATTGTGTAGCAGAAGAAGAAATTGCTTTATATCTAATTAACGAGATTAAAAATAGTTTCTCGGGAACTAAAGTAATCAACTTTAATGGACTTGTACCTACTGAAGAACAACAACAAGAAATCACTACTAAAGTGATGGGCAAATTGACAGGCAGCACAGGACAGAAAGTAATTGTTTCTTTTAATAATAACAAAGACTTGGCTACTACTGTTGAGGATATAAGTTTAACAGATGCACCAGAGCATTATTCGTGGTTAGCAACCGAAGCACGGGATAAGATATTAAATGGGCATAATGTAACGAGTTCAATGCTTGTAGGAATCAATCAAGGTGGGCAAGGTTTCAGTTCTACTGCTGATGAGATTAAAGTAGCTTCTGTTTATTTCTATAATACAGTAATAAGACCATTTCAGGATTTAATAATTAACGGATTAAATCAAATACTTGCTTTTAATGGCATTTCTTTAGACCTTAAATTTGAATCATTAGATTTATTAGGTGCTGATATTGACTCATCACAAACAAGTAAGCAAGTAATTGAAGCAATTAATAGCCTATCTCCATTAGTTGCTAATAAGGTACTTGATACAATGACTCCAAACGAGGTTAGAGCATTAGTAGGTTTACTTCCTGAAACAGGTGGAAGTGATTTACAATCTACTACAATGAGTAAAATTAAGTCAATAGACAACATAAATATAGATGATTTTAGTTCAGGTATTGATTTAGATGAGTGGGAATTAATAGATACACGTTTAGTTGATTATGATTTAGAGGATGAATACGATGAATTAATCAATAAAGCTAATGAACCTACTTTAATGAATAAGGTAATCAATTTTGTTAAAACAGGAACTGCATATCCACGTAGAAATTCAGAGCAAGACAATAAAATATTTAGAACACGTTACAGATATATAGGTGAAGTATCTGATAAATCAAGAGCATTTTGTAAGGCAATGATTAAAGCCAATAAACTATATAGAAAAGAAGATATAGTTGCTATGGAAAATCAAGTTGTAAATGAAGGATTTGGACCAAATGGAGCAGATAATTACTCTATATGGCTTTATAAAGGTGGGGGTGCGTGTCATCACGCATGGCAACGTGAAACATATAGAAGAAAAGGAACAGATATTAGTTCTCCTTTAGCAGTTAAAGTTACTCCTGCACAACAACGTAAAGAAGGATTTATTGCACCTGTAAACGATAACAAAGTATATCAACGACCTATTGATATGCCTAATAAAGGATTTTTACCAAAATAATATGGCACAAGCATTATTTGTAACAACAGAAGATATTAAAAAATTCACTGCATTAAATGGTAATGTAGACACTGATAAGTTCATTCAATTTGTCAAAATTGCACAAGATACACATATACAAGAGTATTTAGGTACTCGTCTATTTATGAAGTTCAACGATGATATTGTCGCTGATGACTTAGCAGAGCCTTATACATCGCTTTTAACAACATATATTAAACCGATGGTTATACATTGGGCATTATATGAATATTTACCTTTTGCGAGTTATCAAATAGCAAATAAAGGAATTTATAAAGGTGGTAGTGAAACAAGCGAAACTGTAAGCAAAGAAGAAGTTGATTATCTAATCAATAAACAACAGAGCATTGCACAACACTATACAACGAGATTCAAAGATTATATGTGCTTTAATCAAGCATCGTTTCCTGAATACTACGAGAATAGTAATGGAGATATGTTTCCGAACCAAAACACGATTAACTATGGCTGGTACTTATAAACCAAAACAGAGTAATATAATTAAATTACAAGCATTCATTAAATCATTAGCAAAATGAGAATCATAAAAAGACTTAAAGCGACAACACCACCTTTCTTTAAGAAAGTGAGAAATATTGGTTTAATAGTTGCAGGAGTAGGGACTGCAATAGCAACACTTCCTGTAAGTTTACCTGTAGGATTGGTTGCAGTATCTTCGTATTTAATTGCAATAGGCACAACTGCTGCTACAATTGCACAAACTGCTGAACAAAGATGACAATAGGAAGTTCTGAAATTTGGATGTTTATACTTGCTACTGCAACAACTATTATCGGTTACTTCCTTAAAATTGTACATAATGATGTACGAAAAAACACGGAAGAAATAGGAAAGCAGAAAGGAAAGATTGAACTTGTAGAGCAAGAAGCAAGATTAAAGTATCAAGCAATACAAGAGCAAACACAACTTGAAATAAAGAATCTTGCTAAAAATGTAAGTGAATTATCCAGTGCAGTTAAACAATTAATACTTGACAGATGATTGAAAATCGTTTTTTAATAGTGGTATTTGTATTAGTGTTACTTATTTACACTACATTTATTATTAACAACGATAACAATCAACTAAAATGAATCTAAGTAAGCACGTTACCAAGTCAGAATTTGAGTTATCTCCTACTGCAGTTAGGTTAGGAATAGACAACCAAATGAATGAAGAACAAACAACGAAAGCAATACTTTTGTGTGTTAATGTTTTTGAGCCTATAAGAGCAAAGGTAGGACATCCAATAAAAGTAAATTCTGGTTTTAGAAGTGCAAAACTGAATAAAAAAATAGGAGGTAGCACATCATCACAACATTGCAAAGGCGAAGCAATGGACTTAGATCTACACGACAAAGATACTTTTGATTGGATAATTAATAACGTAGAGTTTGACCAATTGATTTGGGAGTTTGGAAATAACGTTACTGCTGATTGGTTTCACATATCATATAAACAAAAAGGAAATCGTAAACAAGTACTTCGTGCTTTAAAAAAACACGGACTTACAATGTATGTACCTTATACACCTTATTAATGAATAAAATTGATACACAAGTAAGACGGAATATTATAATTGAATATCTTACTAAAAATCCATTAATACCTACGAGAACACTTGCAACATTACTTATTAAAAATCATCCTAATGAATTTAATAATTTTGATTCTGTAAGGTCAACAATTAAAAGATTACGAGGGGAAGATAGTACTAAATATAATTCAAAAATAACTATGTTTAAGAGAACAGCAGAACAAAAGAAAGAAGCAATGGCAAGTAAAAAGATTCCTGAAAGCGATTATAAGGAAGTAATGCCTTTTATAATGCCTAAAGGAAATAACCGTATTTTAGTACTTACAGACATACATATTCCTTACCACGACATAGATGCTTTACAAATCGCATTAGAATATGGTAAAAAACTTAATCCTAACGCAATATTATTGAACGGAGATACTATTGATATGTATCAAGCGAGTAGATTTATTAAAGATAGGAGATTGCGTGATTTAGCAGGAGAATTGGAAATGGTAAGAGATTTTCTTAATTACCTTAAAGATGAGTTTGAATGCCCTATATATTTTAAGATAGGAAACCACGAAGCACGATGGGAGAACTATTTACGAGTATCTGCACCTGAACTATTAGGTATTGCAGACTTTGAATTGTCATCTGTTCTACAATTTGGTGCTTTAGGAATTCAAGAAATTAAATCAACACAAATTATCAAAGCAGGTAATTTAAGTATACTTCACGGGCATGAGTTTGGGCAAAGTGTATTTAGTCCTGTAAACGCTGCGAGAGGTCTTTATATGAGAGCTAAAAGTGATTCTTTAGTAGGTCACCATCACCAAACATCGGAACATTCAGAAAAAGACTTAAACGGTAATGTTGTTACTACTTGGTCAGTTGGTTGTTTATGTGGATTGTCCCCAGAATATATGCCTTTCAATAAGTGGAATTTGGGTTTTTGCTATGTTGAAACTTTTGAAAATGGAAATTTCATTGTTAATAACCATAGAATAATAAATGGGCAAGTTAGATAATATAATATATCTTTGACAAGTTAGTTTTTCATAGTTTGTTTGGTTAGTTTAAGTCCCCTTTCAGAAATGTTAGGGGATTTTTTTTGCTTCTGAAAGCCTTATAAACATTGAGAAAGTGAAAATAATTTAAAAATAATTGTGTAAAAAGTTACACGATATTAATATTGTTGTATTTTTGTAAAGTCAATAAGGCACAAAATTAAAAACAAACATTATGAAACATTTAACACCACTTGGACAAAAATTAGTCTATGCAATTTTTTGGTCTGTAGTTCTATACGGACTTTATTTAACAAGAGATATTAACGTTTAAAAACAGGAACTATGGAAAAATTTGACTTCAAATCCTATTTAAAAGGAAAAACAGAAACAACAGAATTGATTAAGGATCAACTTGAATTTACTTTAAAATGTGGTAATGTATCTGAATTAGATATTAAACGAATGATTAAACTTTGTGATAGTCTAATAGAAGCATATAAAATAGAAAACTATGAAAACAATTGAATTAGAATGCCGAGAATGTCAAGGACAAGGTTATGATGATGTCTTTGTCGGATGTTTTAAACCAACATCAATGTGTTGTGGTGGTTGTACAGAACGAATCAAATGTGTAGAATGCGAAGGAGAAGGATCAATTAAAGTCGAAGCACATGATGACGATATGGATAGAATGATTTATTTATTAGAATATTTCTATAAAAACAATGCACAGCATCACAGTAAAATAATTAATAATTTAGAAAAAGAATTAATAGCATTAAATTAAACTAATAACAATGAAAACAATACCAATAGCAATGATTAAAAGATGGTGGAGTAAGCCATCAGTAAAACAGGAAAAAGGAGGTAATTTTAATATGGATTTATACCTTCGAGTATGCGACATTAAACTAAACAACTATGGACAGATTCGTAAAACAAGTATTAAGTAAGTACTGTGAAAGAGCAGAAGCAGGTTTAGAAAAATACGGAACAACGTTAGAACGTGAAGATTTAAACCTATTAGACTGGCTCAATCACTTACAGGAAGAATTGATGGATGCAACGCTATATATTGAACGATTAAAAAGTGAATTATGACACCGAAAGAAAGAGCAAAAGAGTTAGTTATAAAATATATTAATATTGATTATGGAAATGTTGATTTTTATGACTTAGATTTAAATTATTTAACTGATATTATGAGATATAATCCAAGAGAATTTGCAATAATAGCAGTAGATACAATATTAGATATGTTAATAGGTTCATTGGTAACTATTGAATATTGGAAAGAAGTAAAACAAGAAATAGAAAAGTTATGACACCGAAAGAAAAAGCAAAAGAATTAGTTGATGACTATCAATTTATTCTAACAGATAAAACATTTGCCAAAGATTGTGCATTAATAGCAGTAGATGAGGTTATAAAAGTATGTCCTTATTTTGATGAAAAAAAACGAGATACAGAAGACCAGTTTAGTGCTTTTGATTTTCAGTTTGTATCTTATTGGCAAGAAGTAAAACACGAAATAAATCAATTATGAAACTTACAGAGATTAAAGGACAGGTACAAATAAATAATAAGTACATCAGAAAAGAACGTAATATCACAGAACCTAAAGAAATAGGAATAGACAAAGAACTTATAAGGAGTTATTTCAAAGGCATCAGATACAGAGGAGTTTATTTCATCACACTAAAGCAGGAAGCCTGTATTCAATTAAGAGATGCAGGACATACATACGAAGAAATAGCAGACTATTTAAATATGCACCAGTCATCAGTTCAGCATCTTCATAAACACCGAAAAGAAGATTCGCAATGCTTTGAAGTAAAGTATCAATGGAAGGAATTAATAGAAAAAGGATTATATCCTGTAACTGTCTGCAATTCCAAGTACGATAAAATAAATTTTACATATTCTCGACATATTTATGTAGTGTATGTAGATAGATTAGAATTAAATAAGTATATTAGCATAAACTAAAAAACAAATAATATGAAAACAACAAAAGAATCCTTTGAGGATGCGATTCCAAGACCACACGGAATCTATTTTAAAATGTGGAAAGCCAAGCAACAAATTGGTAAAGCAAGTAAAAATGCAAAGAATCCACACTTTAAGAGTAATTATGTAGATATTAATTCTGCATTAGAAGCAATCGAACCAATACTATTAGAAAATGGCTTACTACTTATTCAACCTATTAAAGATGGCAACGTATTCAGTATTATCATTGATACTGATACTAATGAAACCATTGAATCTTTTATGCGACTTCCTGATATTCTTGACCCACAAAAGATAGGAAGTGCAATTACTTACTATCGTAGATATACTTTGCTATCGCTTTGTTCGATGCAGTCAGAGGATGACGATTCAAATAGTGCTTCTGATTACGTTAAAAACACGAAGCCAAGCATCACGGAGGATAGATTCCAAAATGGACTTAAACAAGTAGATAACGGAGATATGACCAAAGAGGAGTTTAAGAAAATCCTATCTAAATTTCAATTAACGGAATCACAAACTAAAACAATCGCATTATTATGATACAATTCAGATGCAGTGGTTTAGGTAAACTTATGACTTCTCCCCGTAGTAAGGGAGAGGTTCTTTCCGAAACTGCAAAGACTTTTATTGAAGATGTGTTCCGTGAGAAAGAATACGGAATCTACAAAGACATTTCATCGCGTTACACCGACAAAGGCATTCAGATGGAAGATGAAGCCATACAATTAGCAGGTAATGTTCTTGGATG